TGATTGGTTCTTAGGGTCGATTGGCGTCGGCAAGCCTGTCAAGCCGATGGCTGAGCCGATGACCAAGCCCGTTGAGGGGCAAATCGGGATCACGGGTCAGAACCGTTATGCCCCGATGTCGGCGCAGTTCTCATCGGACGGACGGATGTTGGCGTTCCGTCTGGATGAGATACGGATAGAAGACCTCGACCGTGTGCGTCAAGACCCCGTGGTGCGTTCCTCGCTACGGTTGCTCAAACTCCCGATACTCCGCGCGAAGTGGCAGGTCTACTCAGAAGACCCTAAGATTGAAGCGTTGGTTCAAGAAATTCTTCGTCCGCACATGCGCCAACTGTTATGGGCGTTGTGTACCGCGTTTGACTACGGAGTCGCATTCGTGGAGAAGGTGTGGCGTCGCGAACCCGTGTTGCGCGTGTCGCACACACGGTCAACCCAAGATGCGTCCGATGTCTACACCTATCGTGATGTGTGGACGATTGACCGCGTGGTGCATCTGGACCCGTCGCTGTGTTGGGCGTTGGTGTATCCGACGGGCGAGTTCGCGGGCGTGCGCCAACTCCAAGCGGGCGACATCATTCCCGAAGGGAAGCTCATCCACTACGCCGTCGACTCCGAATTCAACGAGGTGTACGGCAACCCCGTCACGAAGCCGTGTATCCCATACTTCGAAGTCAAAGTCCGACTCTTGGAAGACCTCTCACGCTATTTCGCGACTTACGGGGTTCCGATTAAGAANGGGTATGCCCCGCCGGGTCAGACGAGTGTGGGCACGGCGGAGAACGGGCAACCCGTGTTGGTGGACAATCTGGAGTATCTTGCAGAACAGTTAGACAATCTGACCAACGCGCACACCATCGTCTTGCCGAACATGGTGGATTCCGCGGGTCAGCGGATGTGGGAGGTGGAACTCGCGCCCCCGCCGGGAGCCGCGCCGTATGAAGCGTTTCTGAACTTTCTGGATGAACAGATGCGCCAAGCGATGGGCGTGCCCGCGCTGGCGTCTATCCATCCTCAGATGGGCTCGTATGCGCTCGGACGGTCGCAAATCGACCTCTTTATTCAGAACGAAGAAGCGTGGCTCCAGCAGATCCAAGAAGTGCTGAACCGACAGTTAATCCCCGACATCGTGCGGTTCAACTTCGGTTCCCGCGCACGACCGACACGAATCGAGATGACCATCGAGCGCGACGATACCGCCGCGTTGGTCGACGCGATGATTAGTCTGTTGGCGCACGGGCAGCCGTTGCAGACGGCGACGGGCGACACGCTGTACGCCGACTGGCAACAACTCGCGCAGGAATACAATCTCCCCGTCTTGACACTCACGCGCGAGGAGATGATGCAACAGCAGATGGAAATGCAACAGATGCAGGCGCAGATGATGCCCCAAATGGGCAACGCGCCCGATGGGGCGATGGCTAGCCCCGCCGCGATGGGCGGGAACGCTCCGAGTGGGATGATGGGTAGCCCCGCCGCGATGGGCGGGAACGCTCCGAGTGGGATGATGGCTAGCCCCGCCGCGATGGGCGGGAACGCCCCCAGTGGGATGACGGGTAGCCCCCAATCGGGTTCAGCGGGCGAGATTGCGACCCCGCTTCCCGTCCGAGAACCCAGCGACGGGCAATCCGCGTCTCCGCTGGAACCCGAACCCACACAGCCCGAACAGGCGACCGCGCCTGAACCCGAACAGAACCAGCCCGAACCCGAACCGCAATCCGAACCCGAACCGGGCGCACCGCGACTTCTGCTCCCGCGCGTGCGAATCAACAACCCGAACCGACAACAACCATCAACCACTGACGGCTAAAGCCGACAGTTTGCTGAGAACGGGTTGACCGCTCTCAGCCTTAGGCTGGTTGACAGCAGCCCAGTACCGTCCAAGCCCGCTTGGACGGCACGACTCGCGATGTTTAGAGATGCAACAAAATTGGCGTTGTGCTGGAAACCACACTCTCGGCAACGGAATAGACGGGTACTCAAACGATTGGAGGAACTGACATGACCACAGCGGGGACAAGTTCGCGAAGTGTAGTTTGGCTTGACGAAAACCACTTGGTGTCCAGCCAATCGTGCTTTGTAAGCAATCATCCACTGGAGTTGCCGAAACGCCCAAGTGTGGAACTGCGCCCGCTGCTCAGCACCGCTACGCTTACAGCGGTCTCGGATACCGCTGAGGTCTTCCAACACAACGAGACTGTTCGGGGGNAGACTATCGACGAAGCGACGGCTNACGGTATGCAAGTAGTTGCGTGCCCAACGGCGTTCCTTATCACCCAGCCGTGTCCGAGCCCGTTTGGCTCTCGTGCCTTTGCGTTGCAGGATGCTCCGTCGGGCACGGAACCGCTTGCGCCGCTCAATCGATTCTACGCCCGAAATCTTGACACCGTTAGAAGCCACTATGAGATCAATCTCGCCGAGGTCAACGCCGACGACACTTTGTGGCGAGTCACTGGGTTCAGGGACTGGAACGGAAACGACGATATGCAAGTAGAGTTCTCCGTCACGATGGCGTTTGAGAACTGCAGAAGTGGGTTTGGAGTCTCTAAGGATTGGCAGATAGCGTTGCCCGACCTTGACAGGGCACTTGATTCGTTTCCCGTCGCAAGTCGCGAGGCTCACCCAAACAGCGTCGTCTTTCAGAAACAGTCGGAAAAGTCTCGCGTCCAAATCCAGCGATTGGGGTTTGAAGGTCAACAGCTTCAGGGGTTGCTTTTTGGCTTTGGCGGTTTTGTATGCTTTTGCGACACGCTCACGGGCACGGGCGGTATAATTAGCGAGGAGGTTGAACCGTTGTCGGATGTCGTAGTATGTCAGATGATGCAAAGCAACGGAATTGAAGCATCGCTCCGTGAATGCTGCTTGACTGATGGCGTTGCAGGCGTCGGCGAAGACATCCAGCGTTCGGTTCAGCCGCTGTCTGTCTTCAGGCGACAGGTCAAGTTTGCCGACAACGGTCAGTTCCATCGCTTGAATTGTACCCCACGAACCAGAATCTGTCAAGAAGGAGGTGACTGGCGGCATTTCTCTGCCCGTGTCGTCTAAAGACGACAGTCTGCTGCCGCTATCTTCTATGACTGTCCCCGTGAATACCGTCTACGAGGGCGATGTCTTCGACCTGTTGCGTCAGTTGGAAGACCAATCTGTGGATATGGTCTTCTCCGACCCGATTACAACATCGGCGTTCGGTACAACGGCAGGTCGTACAGACAACGCTGGGACGACTACATCGACTGGTACATTCGGCTTGCGCGCGAGAGTTTGCGCGTGCTGAAAGACGACGGGAACGCTTTCTTTCTGAACATGCCGAAGCAGAACGCTTACCTGCGCGTGCGTTATCTCGACGACGCTTGCTACGATGTGCATGAGTATGTCTGGTGCTATTCGCCGAATGTGGGCTACACGCCCTTTCGGTTAACCACAGCGCATCGCACGATTCTGCACGCGCGCAAGCAGACGCGCGTGCGCTGGTACAAAGATGCGATTGCGCAGCCGTTTAAGAATGTCGGCGACAAGCGCGTGCGTGAGCGAATCGAGCGAGGGGAGACGGGATGCATGCCTTACGACTGGTTCTACTTCGATATCGTCAAGGCGGGTTCGCGTGAGAAGACGATTCATCCGTGTCAGGTTCCGCGTCGTCTGTTCGAGTTTCTGCTTCGCGCGTCGACGCGGGAGGGCGATTTGGTGCTGGTGTTGTTTGGGGGCGCGGGTTCCGAAGTGGCGGTCTGTCACGAGCTGGGACGACGATGGCTCACGGCGGAGATTGACCCGGTGTATGCAGATTTGGTACACAAGCGCGTGGCGCTCGGTCGAATTCCCGACGAGTATCGGTGGCGACCCCGCGCATCGCGGTTGGGTATACTCGCGCACGAACGAGGGCTGTACGATGAGAATGCCACAGTTTGACGAGCGTGTTGAGCAGCGATGGGTTGCGATGGTTCCGTCGGACCCGTCGGACGAGACGAGTCCGCCGTGTGTGGTCTGGGACACCGACTGGGCGTGGGTTCAGCAGAACCAACCCGAACTCGCGCAGGCGTTGGAGCCGTATGTTGAGGCGACGCGGGTCGAGTTCACGGTGCGCCCGATGCGGTTAGTGGAACGCCTGACGGCGGAGACGAACGCGACGGTCATCCAAGCCGACGGGACGCTGATTATCGACCAAGCGCGGTATGTGCTGTGGGTCATGCAACAGGTGACGGGGTTGCCGGAAGAGGTGCTGCAGGCGTTGCCCGAC